TATCCCGTGACACGGGCATCCCGTACCGTTCTATAATCTATTCCATTGACCAAGCCAAGGCCAAAATCAAGGCCGCCATTCAATCCCATGGACACGCTGATATTTCCCCTGCTGATAAGTAGTTTGACCGCTCTCGCTATTGCCGAGTACCATGTCCTGCCACAAGCCTGGTACAAGACCTGGTTCGCAAGGAACAAGCCGTTCTCCTGCGTGACCTGCCTGACCTTTTGGGTGGCGTTCCTGCTCACCTGGTCCACCTGCGGATGGGTTCTCGCTCCCGTTTACGGCCTCGCCTCTGCGGGGTTGACGGTTGTCATCCTCCAAGTCACGAACCGATGACCCACCAACTGCACCACGGCGATTGCCTTGAAGTGTTGCGGTCCATGCCCGATTGCAGCGTGGATTCAATCGTTACCGACCCGCCCTATGGGTTGTCATTCATGGGTAAGAAATGGGACTACGATGTGCCGAGCGTTGATGTTTGGGTGGAGTGCCTTCGGGTCTTGAAGCCTGGGGGTCATCTGCTGGCCTTTGCGGGGACGAGGACGCAGCACCGCATGGCGGTAAAAATTGAGGATGCGGGCTTTGAGATTCGGGATATGATTGCGTGGGTGTACGGGTCGGGGTTTCCGAAGTCGCTGGATGTGAGCAAGGCGATTGATAAGGCGGCGGGGGCGGAGCGGGAGGTCGTGGGCCGGAAGGCCGTTACGCGGGTAATGGATGGCTCAGACCTCGTCGGCGGAAACGTGCGCGCCGGGTTCGTTTCCGTCACCGCCCCTTCCACCGATGCCGCAAAGGAATGGCAAGGTTGGGGGACTGCCCTCAAGCCTGCGTTGGAGCCGATAACCGTGGCCCGCAAGCCGCTGATTGGAACGGTTGCCGAGAATGTCCTGCAATACGGGACGGGGGCGATAAATGTGGATGGGGGAAGGGTGGGGACGGGTGACGACAGGACGTCAGGCGGCGCAACAGGAAAGCGGATTGACGCAGACGGGGGATATTCTGGTGGATGGGGTTTCGCGCAAGACGGCGTCAAACGTGCATCGGGCGGCCGCTGGCCCGCCAACTTCATCCACGATGGAAGCGACGAGGTGCTGGGGCTGTTTCCGCAAAGCAAATCAACAGGAGGAACTAATCCTTCAAACCCAAATGTCATATACGGTAAACGGGATTCACTTACCTATTTTAATTACGGCGATTCGGGCTCTGCCGCCCGCTTCTTCTACTGCGCCAAGGCAAGTAAAGCGGATAGGGGCGAAAACCACCACCCCACCGTCAAGCCTACCGACCTGATGCGCTACCTCTGCCGCCTCGTAACCCCGCCAAACGGAATCGTCCTTGACCCTTTCAACGGGTCAGGTTCCACGGGATGCGCTGCGGTCTTGGAAGGCTTCCAATACATCGGAATTGAACGGGAGGCCGAGTATATCGCTATATCCGAGAAACGCATTGAGGCACGCTCTAAACAAGTGCAGGAGCAACCCAAGCAACTGACCCTACTATGACCCAAGACGAGTACCTGCTGGCAACCAAACACCGCCATTACTGGGACCAATACCAAGCCGCCCTGTTCATGCGGCTCTCCCCCGAAGCGGTCCATGATTTGCAGACCATCCTCGTGGCCCATGGCAGACCCAACACGAATTGGTGGTGCGCTGACTGCGTAAAATCCGCTCTCCAATACATTTACCAAGAGGCGGACCAGTTCGCCGAAGCCAACCACCACACCGTTACCCATGCCCTCAACAACCCCAACCCGTGACCAGCACTTCCAAACCCATGCCGACTATGGCGAAGGTGTGCGCAATAACGCCAAGCGAGGGATTGAACTTAACGAGCGGAACGGCAACAAGTGCGCCACGCAGACGGGCAAGGTCAGGGCGCAGCAGTTGGCTAACGGGGAAGGGGTATCGCTTGCAACCGTCAAGCGGATGCACTCTTACCTTAGTCGTGCAGAAACCTACTACGACAACGCTGACAGTTCCAGCGACTGCGGCTACATCTCCTACCTCCTTTGGGGTGGCAAAGCGGCCCTTGGATGGAGCAGGAATAAACTACGGGAACTTGGCGAACTCAACGAAGGCTGACACCGAAGCGCAGCGGCAGGCTCGGACTGAATCGCTGATGATGGTCATCACGACCCTCTGCGACTGCATCGGAGCGGTGGACGATTCCAACTCGCCCAACGCCTTTGCCGTGAAGATGAAAATCGTGGACAAGATTGACGAACTGATTGATAAAATTGAGTATTGATGGGAGCAGGAAGGCCACGGGTATTTGCGACCCCCGGTGAACTATGGGATGAGTTCACGGAATATTGCGACAAAACCAAGGAACGGCCCATCCTCGTAAAGGATTGGATTGGCCCCAAAGCCGTGGAGGTTTACCGGGAAAAGGAAGCCCCATTGACGATGGAAGGGTTCCGGTTACATCTTTGGGACAAAGGAATCGCTGATGGAGGCAAGGAGTATTTTCTCAACCGGACGGGAACATATCAAGAATTTACCACGGTCTGCTCCCGCATAAAGGAAGCCATCCGGGCTGACCAAATCAAGGGAGGCATGGCGGGCATCTACAACCCCTCCATCACCCAGCGGTTGAATGGTTTGGTAGAAAAGCAGGAAACGAGTATCACCATCGAGCAGCCGCTCTTCGGGGATGGACTTTAAATACACCACCGCCATCCGCAAGATTCGGGCGATGACCGCTCGGAAGAAGGTGATTCAGGGCGGAACGAGTGCGAGCAAAACCTTCGGCATCCTTGCGGTCCTGATTGACCATGCGGCCCGCCATCCCAAGTCGGAGATTTCGGTCGTATCCGAATCCGTGCCTCACTTGCGGAGGGGAGCCATCAAAGATTTCGCCAAGATTATGCAATGGACCCACAGGTGGGTTCCCGACCGCTGGAACAAGACCCTGCTCCAGTACAACTTCGCCAACGGATCCACCATTGAGTTCTTTTCCGCTGATTCGGAAGCACGCCTCCGTGGGGCAAGGCGGCAGGTCCTCTACATCAACGAGGCGAATAACATTGACTTTGACTCGTACTACCAGTTGGCGATCCGTACATCGCAGGAGATATACATTGACTTCAACCCCACCCACGAATTTTGGGCGCACACGGAGGTACTCCCCGAAAAGGATGCGGAGTTCCTCATACTCACCTACCAAGACAACGAAGCCCTTCCTGATACGATTCGGAACGATATTGAACTAAACCGAGCCAAAGCGGAGCATTCCGCATATTGGGCGAACTGGTGGAAGGTGTACGGGTTGGGTCAAGTCGGGACGCTCCAAGGGGCGATATATGGGGACTACACGGTGGTGGAAGGGATTGACCCATCCACGATGAAATTCGTCGCCTACGGGCTTGACTGGGGCTTCAGCAACGACCCAACCGCCTTGGTCGCAGTTTACCGCAGGGGTGACGACCTCTTTATCCACGAACTGCTCTACCATCGGGGCTTGACCAACTCCGATATTGCGGTCCGGTTAAAAGAGTTCGGCATCACAAGGGCTTGGGAAATCGTGGCCGATTCTGCAGAACCGAAGAGCATTGAGGAAATCTACCGCCTCGGATTCAATATCAAGCCCGCATCCAAGGGACCCGATTCAGTCAGGCAGGGGATTGACATCGTGAAGCGGTTCAACCTTCATGTGACCAAGGATAGCACCAACCTGATTAAGGAACTCCGCAGTTACACTTGGGCCACCGACAAGGACGGCAAGGACACGGGGGTCCCAATTGACTCCTACAACCACGCCTGCGATGCGCTACGCTATGTGGCCCTCAACAAATTGGCCGTCAGCAATTCGGGGAAGTATCTTGTGGTGTAACTTTGGGGCATGAACCTTGAATCCATCATTGATTTGCTTTTGATTTTTGGCAGATTCTTCCTCTTATTGGTCTTGATTTTTGCAATTGTTTCCATATTATGAAACTCGTACACTACTACCACATCTATTGCGGCGGAGGCGGGCAATGGCAACTCATCATGCACCAGCACATGATGGCCCTCTGCAATTACGGGCTGATAGAACAGTTGGACGAAATTCGTGTCGGCATCGTCGGCCCACCCGACCAGCGGAAGGTCGTGAAAGAAATCTTGGACAACTCGCTCGTGGCTTCCAAAATCAAGGTCGTCGTAACCCGCACAAACGCATGGGAGCAAGCAACGCTGACCGAGATGTACAAGGCGAGCCAAACCGAGGATGCCGCCTACCTGTACGCCCACACCAAGGGCAGTTCCGACCCATCCCTGATAAACCAACTTTGGTGCAGGTCCATGATATTCTTTAACATCGTCGCATGGGAGCGGGCCATTGCAGAACTCGCCAATGTGGATGCCGTCGGAGCCTACTGGCTGACCAAGGAAGAGTTCCCCCAAATCGCTGACCACAACAACCCCGACGGATATCCCTACTTTGCGGGGACTTTTTGGTGGGCCAAGTCGTCCCACATTCGGGAACTTGGCGAACCCGTAAGGGAACACCGCTGGCAGGCAGAGCATTGGATAGGGAAGCGGGAAGGCATGACCGTCTATAACTCCTGCAAGGGATGGCCTGCACCTGATAAGTTCGTTATTACTTTTTAACTATGCAAGACAAAGAACTGATTGACATCCTCAACGAGTTGGACCTGAATGGTGCTGACTACGCTGGAGGCACGGACAAGGCCAACGGCCACAACTACACCAGCACCTACGCTCGGTTCCTCAAAGAGATGCGGGTGGACCCGATTAACTTCGTGGAGATAGGTGTATGGCACGGCGGGTCCATGGCTATGTGGAGCAAATATCTCCCCAAGGCCAAGTTCTTGTATTACGACATATCCAACCAGGTACAACCCAAGGCCGACTTGCACATTGATTGGAACCGCTCAAGGTTGCACATCGCATCGGCTTACAATCCTGAATCCGTGCAAGTAGCCAAGGACTACTTCTAAAACGGCATTGACTTTCTCTTGGACGATGGGCCGCATACACTTATTTCCATGCTTGATGTCGTTAACCTGTATTCGCCCTTAATGAACAAGGGAGGCGTGCTTATGATTGAGGATGTGCAGTCCAAGGACTGGTTTGTCCATTTGTCAGCCGTGGCTCCGAAGAACGCAACCTTTGAGGCTATTGACTTGACCGCATCGGGACGATACGACGACCTTATCGCAGTTTATCAATTTTAGCCATGGCCAAAATCCCCGTCATCATCAACAACCGCAACTTGCTGACATGGCCCAAGGCAATGGTCAGGGATTTGAGCAAGTGGGAGGGGATTGGGGACATCTACATCGTGGACAACGGTTCAACCTACGAGCCGCTTTTGGAATGGTACGCCACGAAGCCTTGCGAGGTAATTTCCCTTGGCGTGAATGCGGGCCATCAAGCCCCGTGGCTTTGCGGATTGGTGCAGAAACTTGGTGCGCCTTATTACGCCGTAACCGACCCCGACCTTGACCTTTCCGCAACGAGCAGGCAGACCATTGTCAAGTGCGTGGAATTTCTCAATATGTTTCCATTTGCGGGAAAGGCGGGGCTATCCCTTCGGTGGGACGATGTGCCACCCAGGTCGTCATATTACACCCATGTCAACACCTACGAGGCTCACCGCCAAAAGCGGTCCCAGGTCGTCGGGGGAGCCATGGTGGATGTGGCTATTGACACAACCTTCGCCGTTTACAACAAGCCCGAATACTTCATCGGTGGCGTGTCCCTGCTGGAATCGGCAAGGCACATTCCTTGGTACTATTCGTCGAATGAACGCAAAATAGATAAAGAATTCAGTCAGTACCTTGCATCGGCATCTGCCGCATCTTCCTACAAGACCTTCTTAAACCTATGAAACTCCAAGACCTCACCATCGACCAATTTCAACGCATCGCTGCGCTGGAGTTCTCGCCCGTCCTCACGGACTACGACAAGCGTGCAGGGGTCGTGGCGATAGTTGAGGGGGTGGATGTATCGCTCGTCCGAGAAATGCCCGCCAAGGGGCTTACTAAGCGTTACAAGACGATTATCGCAGAGTGGAACGAGTTACCCACCCTCGCTTACAGGAGGCGGTTCAAAGCAGGCGGCAAGTGGTGGATTCCAACCGTCTTCACGGATGAACTCACGGCGGGGCAACTGATAGACCTCATGGACACCGACACGACGGACGAGAAGAAACTCGTCCAAAACCTGCACCGGATAATGGCGACCCTTTGCAGGGAGGGCGGGTTCCTCGGTTACTTCCCCAAGAAATACGACGGGGCTTCGCACCAAGAGCGGGCCGAACTGCTCAAAGCCCATGCCAAGAT